AAATACTTGGAGAGGGAAGGCTTTCCTTCTTAGGGTGGATCAAAAACGAATTGGCGTTTCCTTAAATAGACGGGTCAAAATGGAGTTGGCGAAAACATCCTTCAGTGTTGGTTAGGCTCACATTAAGGGCCATATGTTCTGCAAGGTCCCTATCAATCTGATTAGAAAGCCTATAAACAGCCTGACTTAGATAAACATCGATCAGATCAGGTTTCGATTGGACCTTATCGATATTATCCACCCCAAAATTAAAGCTCTTCGCGTGGTCAATATCGATTGGAGTTTTTGCGGTTACAGGATGTTCGGGGTTTGATATTGGCGTTCCTGGGGTGTAATTCTCTAGCGTTACATCTCCAGCTTGGACAGCCCATACTCTATCTCCGGCTTCCTTTATCTCTCCATCATAATTTCTATTAATTATAGAGGGAGAAGCGAAAACCAGATTTCTTCGGAGTCCTTCGACGACGCGAGCACCCCAAATATTTGGCACGAATGAATTAGTTGTCATTTGTATTAAACCTCATTAAATTTTATTTAGATTCCCGACTTCAAAGCCTTTTGAACGGCTTCCCAATTGTCGTTAATTTGAGATGGACTCATTTTTTTAATGGATTCGCGAGTAATTATAACTGGTTTAGTATTTGCAGGATTTGTATCGCTGCCTATCGGTTCCGGCGCTGGTTTGGAATTCTCTATCAATTGCTTGAATGAAGCAATCTCAGATTCCATCTCAGCTTGCGATTTTCCCGCAATCTTAGGAGCCCATTCTTGTGAAATGCCAGCCTTGGAGAGAAGATCAGTTTTCAGGGCATTGAGCTTTGTAGATTCTAGCTCTCCCTGAAGGTTATCTCTTTCAACTGTTAGTGAATTGATTGTTTCAGTATGTTTTTCCCTTTCGCGAAAAAGCCTTTCAGATATAATACTGTCAAGCTTTTCTTGCGTAAAAGTAAGTAATTTTGATTCTTCATCCATTTTGAAAACTCCCAGAATTCCCGACAAACGCCGGAGGAATCTGTTAACCTTTTTAATTTATTTATTATAATAAGACTGATAGTATATAAAGTTATCGATTTGAATAAAATTGTTAAAAATTAAAAAAGAATAATAGGCAACATAAATTCTAGTAGATAGCCTATCAAGTCCAATGTTAGCTCTTTTCAGAGCTCCATCATATAATCGAAATCGTGGTTAGTCCTGCCGATAACTCTATTCGGCACAGGTCCTAGGTTTCCGCCAGACTTGTCAAGGGCATAATTGGCTTCAGCGGTTCGACTTATAGCTTCAAGAGCCTTTCCTTTATTGCCCCAAGCTTCTAGAAATTGGGGATTTTTTTCCAGAGCTTTATCAAAATACTCAATTGATTCGTTGTACATGCCCATTTTCAGAAGTACCCATCCTTTGGCATTAAACGCAAGCTCCCTTTTACTTGAATTTTCATAGCATTCAACTAATCCGCCACACACGCATTTATCATCAAAAATCTCGCAATATCTATTCCAAAAATCCGAATAATATTTATCTACCACAATGGCTTTATCAAAAGCAAGGATGATCTCCGATCCTTCCTCTTTCAGCACTTTTCGCCTTTGATCTGTATCATTTGGATTTTTCTTTAACTCCATCGCCATAACAGCACATGCGGTACTACCACCGGATGTTAGAACGCCGAAATCGTTACGAAGATTGATGCCGCGGTTGGCCCAATAGATTTCGGAATTAACTGGGTCAATTCCAATCGCAGTCCTATAGCTCGTTGTCGCCTCATCACTAAGATTAAGATCATCGAGGATAAATCCTTTCACAGTCCAAGCTTCTGCATCCAACGGATTAGCTTTTAGGGTTTTATTGTAGCATTCTAATGCTTTTTTGTATAACTCAGTTGGTTCACCATATTTATGGGGGCTTTCGGCCATTGAATAGAGCAAATTTCCCTTATCTTTCCAGACATCAGCATCTTCTGGATCTAGTCGGATGGATTCGTCGTAGGCCTTGATAGCCTCGTTGTATTTGCCCTGTCTAACGTAAGTACTACCTTTGTTGTTCCAGGTGGCAGCAATGGTGGGATCAAGCCTGATAGCCTCGTCAAACGCCTTAATTGCTTCATCGTACTTGCCCTGATTCTTGAGAACAATGCCTTTGTTGTTCCATGCTTTGGCATAGTTGGGATCAAGCCTGATAGCCTCATCGAAAGCCTTGATGGCTTCATCATACTCACCCAGTCGATAGAGAGTTTTGCCTTTGTTGTTCCAGGTATTGGGATCGTTGGAAATAATCCCGGCTTTTTCGATAAGGTCAGATACTTGCTTACTTGAAATGGCAAAATTTAGGCTTTGTCCCTCTACGCGGCCAAAAGTTGCGACTCCAATGACTTCACCCTCCTTATTGATCACGGGGCTTCCACTAGATCCTGGAGAGATGGCGGCATCGATCTGTATAACCGTTCCGTAATCCTTTAGATCACGAATTGCAGATATTATACCTCGGGTCATTGTTTGTGATAATCCCTCAGGGCATCCAATAACCATAATATCCTCGCCGATCTCTGGAATAGTAGAACTTATTTTGATTGGATGTACCTCATTTTTTGGGATATCCACGGAAGCAAGGAAAAGATCTATATCTTTATCGGTTGCGAGAATATCTTTAACGGGATACTTCTTGCCATCTGAAGTCATGACTTCGATCTTGTTAGATCCTTTGATGACATGATAATTAGAGATTATATCGCCATCTTCATTGATAAAGAAGCCGCTTCCTTGAGAAACTGAATTACTTTTCGAATCATAAGCAAAGACAATGACTACAGAGGGCGATGCATCCTTGTAAAGACTGGAGAAGTCTTGAGACACGGCCAACGAAGTAAATAATAATAAACAAATGAATATAAGACTAATATCTTTTAATAGCGATTTGACTTTAGTCTTACTCATACTCATCAATTATTTGTTAGGATTTAAATAGCTTTCTAACGGATTTAGTGGAATAAATCTATTCCACTGCTATTTCATTTTTAAGTTCCTCAGCTACAGGCCCTTCCAAGTTTGCTATTTCGGCAAGCTCTTTAGGGTCTTCTGGAAGTCCATCTCTCCAGCCGATTTTAATATCTGTCAATTCCACAGCTTCAGGAACGTGTTTCAAAACCTCAAGCTGAGAAGCAAGTTTTAGGGCTTTGCGCATTTTTGGATCAATTGAAAGCCGGAGGCGGTTAATCTTACTAAGGGTACTGATCAACAATCTTTTTAAAGCTGCCGAAGAATCAGCTCTTTGCAGCTTCCCGGAGTCACCGAAGAGAATCGGAGATGTTTCACTCAAAGAAAATAACTGATTCATGAACAAATTGATTTCTTCAAAGGCCGCTGGCAACTCCCCATTCCAAGTGATGTATACGGGAGCCGTTTCGCCAGACTCCAAGGGCCAGAATTTGCCACCTGAAACGAACGTAGGTTCTCCGGTGTCCGGATCATTGATAAGGCATGACTCCGGGCCTGCCATGTTGGGATCAGAATGTTTATTTAAAATGCGGGTTATTTGGCAGATTCTTAACTCTAATTGCTCAATAATTGAACTGTAATCTTCATAATCAGATTGCCCAAAATAATTATCCGATACGGGCAGATTAAAGACCGGCAGAATCAGAAAATCGTCGATTCCGGTACTAACAACGTCTTTGAGAGTCTTATAACGAGGGTGGGAGCTAATAGGCTTAATTTGAGTTCCTATTTTGCCATTATCAAGTTCATAAAGCCTATTTTCAATTTTGCCTTTTGAATGCAGTTCTACTCTTAGAAATGAGGTCTTTTTGCCTTCCGCGTCGGTTTCATCAAACGACCAAATTAAGCAATGATATTGAATTTTCCGGATATTATCAACCTGGCAGATTGGAAACCAGTACGCCGGATTTTGAGATTCAATTGTAGCCCTTACGCCGTCGAACCCGATTTTTATAATTCCGGGTGAATACCTAAGAGTGTCAAGTGTTATTTCATACCCCACATTATAAAAATCGTTATATTCAATTAAGGACTTGAGGTAGGTGTCATTTTCGCTTGTTATTTCCGGCGTCTCGCCCCAAAGCATATTGGCAAAGGCGGTTACTACTCTTTTATGCCAGTTTAGGGAGAAAGCTAAGACTCCGCTAGAATCTTCTCTATTGAGCCGGTTAAGATCGGTGAAAACTTGATCGTGGTGGCCTTCAAATAGAAGCTTATTCTTTGCATATCCCTCAAGGCGGGTTTTTGTTTCAAGGTCGGAAACAGGCCAACTCTGACCCATATCAAGAAATTTTAAATCTGTCTGCATATATATATCACTTCGGTAAATTTACGGGCATTTTATTGTAAGAATGATTGAAAATTTCCATTACGCCGTACCTTAGTGCATCTACGGCGTGATCATCTATTTTTACAGGCTTATCAATGCCTACTGCTTGCGCTTTTTCATCCCAACAGTATGATTGGATTTGTTCAATTAATTTTTCGCAGCCATTATAGATGAGGAGATTACCATCTTGTAGGGCTTTGGATAGCAGTCTTATGCTATCGATAACCTCATTTTGTGCTAAACCAACACGATATTTTTTTAATTGGCGCACCTCTTGGACAAAACTAGCCGCAGCAGGATCAATTAGGATTTTTTGAGGGAATTTTCCGCCTAAGAAGTCCACAAGGTCTAGCCGGTATTCTCTATCGGTTTTCTGCCGTCCGGCTTTTCTTGAATCGTAATAATATTGTTTGTAAACGTACCATCTGCCCTTAGATAAGCCTATCAATAAGAAGCAAGAAGCCGCAGCCGTGCCATAATCGCAGGCACAATAGATCTTTTCAAACCTTTCAGGCAATTCATTAACAACGTGTTTATTCATATCGAAGTTGTCAAAGACCGCGCCTTCGGCTGAAATCCAGAGCCCTAACACAAATCTAGAGTACCAAAGCCCTACATACTCGGATTTCAAAGAGGCAACGTACTCAGGGTCCAGGCTTTTATTATCTTCAAGGGTAAAGTGAAAATCTTTTAAATTTAATTCGTTAATTCTATCAATGTATTTGACTTTTAACCAATGCCTCGGTCCGGTTGGGTTATAAGTGCCAAAGAATTTTGCATTTTTTACAGAAAGCCTTGATAAAAGCATATTAAAAAAACTCTCCGGCCAAAGGGTTATTTCATCTCCAAGTCCACCGGCTGCGGTTATACCTTGGATTTTCGAGGCTGCGGAGTCGTCATTAGCTCCAATTGTGTAACATTTCCGCCCATAAATATAACATTCTCCAGCTACTCTGTTATATTTATAATTTTTTTGCCCCACTAAGGAAGAAATAACATCAAGAACATTTCTTTCTAAGCTGCGTTGGGTCTTTCCTATCATCAATAAGTTACCTTCCGGGCCGGTCAAAATGTAGTCGATCCATCTTAGAATAGAAGCTATGCTTTTACCGGCCCTTACACTCCCGCCGAAAAGGTTAATTCTGGCATCAGAATGTAAAATGGAATCCCTTTGTTTACCTTTTGGAAGATCTAACATATTGATAACACCATAATTTAAAATATAATTTAAATAATTAATAATTTTATTAATATTTAAAGGTTTCGGTAAAAGGTCAAAAAAAGGCCCCAAAAAATATTGAGCATGGGCGGATTGCCTTTCAACTGTCAAAAGGGAAAGCCCCAGTTAATTAAATAATAATGTTTTTATATACTTAACAATTCAATTACTTAAGAAGTATTAAACATATCAATTGATTATTTCTTATCAATCTCATCATATCTTTCCATCCCTTCGCGAAGCTGATTTCATAAGTTCTACAACCATTTTGCCACAGATGATTATTTATTACGATTTTTATAATTTCTGTAACCCTCTAGGACTGCAAAAGTCTAATACTTTGATAGTTTAGGACATAGGCAAAAAGCTCTTTTGCTTATAAAGTAGGTGACTTTGCAGAGATTTAAAAACTTATTAAGTTTAAAATACTTATGAAGTAATCATTAGATTATTAAGGCTATTTGAGTTTATAATAATCCAATCCTGGTTTAGAATCGAATGCATCATATCCAGAGCTAAACCACTATCAGAAGGGCTTGAGATTCATTCACAGGTGATTATGAAATTGGAAATAGTTCAACATTCAATATCACCGGCTCTAGGATTGTGAGATTACGATACTTTAAGGAATAAACGAGTTAGGTAAATTTAATTCAGTA